TATCATTTTTTTCTGATAGGGATATGGGTGATACGGAATCAGCCCCTCATCCAGAGACACGGCTTTCATGTAACGGGTGGAAAAATATATCGGATCTGATGCACATTTAACATATTCTTTAACCTGATCTGGGGTAAAGTCTATGTTTACACCATAAGGTTTCAAGTTTACATTATCTCTATAGCCTTCAAGAGATCTTTTATTCGCCATTTGTGTCTTCCACCTTGATTTCAGTCAAAGCCTTTTTTCTACTTCTTGCACTGTTTATAAGATCCTGTAAATCGGAAGTAGAGCCAACAAAGATTGAATTGTTAGTGGTATTATTTTGAACGACTTTTGTTTGTTCCATGCTTTTCATTTTTTGATGTATATCAATTATATCTTTGTTTATTTCAGATACCGTTTTTATCAGGGTAGCGGCGACTTCGTAAGCTCTGGGAGAATCGCCCTCTTGAGCCACTTTCAAGATTCCCTCTATTGCTTCCTCTCCAGTAGACACCAATTGTTTTAAATTTTTTCTTACTTCAAGAAAATCTATATCAACTTTTTCCTCGGAGGGACTTACTTTGACTATCTCTTTTTCTTGTTTTTTTTCTTCGGGTATAAATGGTATACCCAAAGCATCACCTATTTTTTCAAGACTCATACTCACCTCATTCCTCAAATTGTGAAATGTTCGAACTGGTGAAAGAAGCATCCGTGATGATTGTCGCACCTTCAACTGGACCGAAGATATGCGACTTCACGGTAAAATTATAAGTATACATCAAAATTCTTCTTTCCTCAAAAGACCCTTCGCTGTCTTCGTACATGTTTGTTGAGTCTAACACGAATGGGACATCCACAGCATCATACACTTTATTGAAATTTATTTTCAACAAATATTCTGGAGCAAAATTTGGAAGTATTTGTTCCATAATTTGCAGATTGTCGTCTATGTTTCTTGTAAAAGAAGTCAATTCAAAGGAAAAATTATACGGAACAACTTTCTTAACAGTTAAATATTCTCCCTGTGGAGTTTCTACTGTTCTTGAAACAAGTTTGTTCATCTTTCTATTAATGTCGTAAGCAACACTTTTTATCGAGAAACACATTCTGGGAAGATCAATTTGAACTCTGGTGTTGTCCGTTATGGTTCCCGGTTCTCTGATTCTTCTATAGAATTTTTCTTTCGGTGTATAAGTTAGAGGAACTCTTATTCTGGTGAAAGTATTGTCTTCTTTTGTCTTTCGAATATAAACTTCATTAAAAAGGTTACCAAAAGATACTACCAGCTTTCTCACCGATTCATTGTAATAATCTGCAAACATTAGGGGGTTCCTTCTGAGAATGGATCTCTGTCACAGTAATTTATTATATCTTTCTCATTCGATTCAAGAGCTGTTATGTCGTTATCTCCGAAATTGTCACCGGTCAAAGAGTTCTTCGGTATCAGAGTATTTGATGCAGTCTGACCAGAGAGATATTGTTTTGCGGCTGATGATGATCCATAAAGAATGGTTGTTCCTGTTAGGGTAAATGGATCTGGAGTTGTCACAAAGGCATTGGCTGTCGTACCAGTCGTTCCCATGATAAACTGTATCAGTGTGCCTATCGACATTGCTGGACCTGTAATGGCACCAGTGACCCCTGCAAGCTCAATATACTGAGATACGGTCTCACCTTCAAAGAAGGAAAAGTTTGTAATTCCGGGAATCTTTGTGAGATTGAGAAGTCTTGGGACCCAGTGTCTCTCTGATTCGAGGATATCGATTTCCGTAACGCCCGTGTCCATCTTAGAGTGATCATAATTGAACAACTCACAGACTATGTTATAGCTGTAGTTCTTCCCATGCACATAGAAAGGAATTTCATGCTCAACAAAGTTGATTTCAAACAAAGAATTTGAAAGCGGCATGAATATCAAATCGCCTTCACGCGGTCTTTTGATATCTGGCCTATAGGCTGTTACTTCTTGTGCAAATCTCTTTTGGGCAAGAACAAGATTGATTCTATCTTTTATTTGCAACCCAAACTTGGAAACCAGATCACCAGCGCCTTGAAATCCACCATTGTCTTGTATGTACATTTCAATAGGGAAGGCATCGTCAAACTTATACCATTTGCCCTCTCCGAATAGACGGTCTTCCTTGATCATTTCTCTTGGAACATAAACCATGTCTTGTCCGAACATGCGAATATGTTCTATGACCATGCTTTCTATTAGCTGCTGTTCTCCCGGATGTTTTTGATTGAAAAATGGATTCGTTGCCATTTATCATCCCATCTGGAAAATAGGTGGACCTTCAAACGAGGTGAAGATTTCATTTTCTATCTTGTCTATTTCTATTTGTGCTTCTTGCATCATCGCAGCACCTCTCAGTGTACCACCACCCGGTAAAGGTATATTTTCATATTTGGCTAAATTTATACCCCATTGTCTTTTTATCAACTGGGTAAAATATTTCTTCAGTATGCGATCATTGTATATTTCATTAAATTTATCCGGATCGAGTGCCAAGTAAGCTTCAAACATCAGTCCCTGACCGACTTTTACATCAGAGTTCCAATCTGTATTGATTGAAAGTCTGTTTGAAGACTTTGTGAATGCGAAGGTTTTTTCTGGTGAAAAGTATTGGTTCATCAGAGTAATATAACGCATCGCATTATCATAATTTGCTATTGGAAGATCTTGAACTCCATAAAGACCTCTGTTTATCTGGAAATAATCAGATAAAGCCCATTGATATTTTATATTGAACATATTATTCGATGAGCTTAGAGGATCATATTGAAAAATACGAACAATGGAAAGAATATCTTTACCAGATGGACTGTCACCGGTCATGCCGTTAGCAGGTCTCATCTTATCTGTGTCGATATACTTGTTATCAAAGTCTTCTTGAGTCACCTCATGGTAGAGATAACCATGCAACACACCATCAAAATGACGTTCTGCAAACATCTGCAAAGCGTCATCTAGACGGTCTGATGCTTGTTGCCAGTCAACGTTGATATCGATGACAGGCTTTCCAAGAGCTCTGAATGCGTATTCGATTAAATCTTCTCTTGATCTTATTCTGTTATCCGGCATATTGCACCGAAATTATGTAGGTTGTGGCTGCTCTACACTTTCCGGTGGTGGCGGTGGAGGCGGTATTTCTGGCAAAGTGACCTCCACTCTCTCCACTTCCTCATAATTTAAATTCTCGATATAATGTTTTCTAGTTATCGGAGGTATGGCCTCATGCTCTTCAGATTCTTTATAATTTGAGAATCCGGGCATTGCAAGGGGACAATGGAGCTTCGGATAGTCCAATTTGGAGTATTCGTCGCCCTTTGCAAGCAACCAAGTCATCTTTTTATCACCACACCCGCAGGCTCCACAAAAGAATTGCCCTTCTTGAACTTCGCTTCTACGAAGATGCTCACAAGGAGGAAGGACCCCGCCGGTATGTTTGTTTCCAAAGCAGCTCAAAACACGGAGTTGTTTTTCCGCTTTGTGAACTTTATTGTCCGTAAGTCCTCGCGAGGCCATAGCCGACGCGAAGCTTTGGATCATGGTTAGTTTTTTTTTACGCCACCATCAGTGACTTGGGCGGTCCTAAACTCAGGACCTTCCGAAGTTTGAGGGGGCGGATTCTCTGGTGGAGGAGTAGGAGCAACGTTTTTCTTACCACAACCGCAACCTTTTTGTTCTGACATGATTTTTAACCTCACTTAAATAATGTTAACAGGGACTCTTCTTATATAACGAACATTCATCAAAGTGGTGTCCAACACTAATGATGTCACTCCATATGTATTCGGAATGAAAGACTGTGCATACAAAAAATCTTCCTTTCCTAATTGATTTTTTGCATAACTTGATGACAAATATGTCTTATATCCCATTGGTTTAAATCTAAAATCGAATAAAAAATCCTGCGGTAAATTTTTCAATATGAACGCCAATTCATCTCTACTGGGGATGTACCAGTCCTTATAATTCCCTTTTTGAAATGATAAAACGAAATTTTTTCCAACAGAACTTAGTTGATTTTTATTGTAAAAACCATCATAATATGAAAATGTTTTTGTGTGTTTTGGTTCTTTTGTTGATCTTGTAACGACGGTAGAATCTTCCCCGGAAAGAATTATGACCCAACCAAAAGATTTTTCACCAACATCATTACTCTGAGTTTTATATGTGTACGGAGATCCACCAAATTCATTTCCAAAAACTTCACTTCCCTCGGGATACACTGGAGGTCCGGGATTAAAAACCCCTATATTCAACCCACCTCTGTAAAATGTGAAAGGAGGCGGTACAGAAGATAGATTTATAGCATTTTGCATTAGACTGTCTCCGAACAATTATTAATGCAATCCGTACATGAAAATTCAGGATCACCTAATAGGTAGAAGGACCCGTTTACCAAATCACAGGCAGTCGGGGTAATGTTTTTGTAACATTTACATGGAGCTCCCTGCACACAGCAATTCCCTAAAATTTCTGTTCTGTCGTTATTCATCGCAAGACCTTGTGGAGACGAAGCGCAAGCATCGATCAGTACCGTACAATTACCGCCAGTTGGGAAAAAAGTGGGAGCAAAATTTCCAAGTTTAAGTGCATAACAATCCTTTTCTGTGCAAACATCGAAGCAATCCGAAATTACAGTGCCAGTTGAATCGTAAGTGAAACCACAACAAGCTCTTTTATTCCTGACATCTCTCCCCTGAAAATTAATGCAGCTCGGTGCCTCTACGTCACAAAGTCCCGGTGTCCATACTCCATCTAGATCCTGACATACAGAATATTCTATTCCATTGGTTGCACCATCATAAGCACACGCACAGCAACATCCAGTTGTTCCTTTCGGGAAGCATGTAAAGTCACATGTTTCAGAAATGGTAAAGTAACCATCCAGTGCATTACAGTTTCCATATGAAGAAGGGAAAGCAGTATCTGGAGACGATCCCGTACAACAGCAACCTTGAACACCCGGAAAAAGATATTCCGTATAATCAAGTGGGGTTTGTATTCTGGATCTGAAATGTATGGTCATACGCACTCTCCATTGCAATTTGGAGTTGAATACCAGTTTCCGCCAGAAAAAGCACAATCGGCTTCAGAAGTATTTTCTTGACATTTACCAGCAAAAATACAACAAGAACCTAATCCTCCACCAGCCACACATCCAGATTGACATTGTTCCATAGTAAGGAACCAATTTGTTCCAGAATAAGTATTAAAACAATCGGATTCAGTAATATTTGCTAAACATTCCGCTTCGATACAACAATATCCTAGAATCTGAATATCAAAACAACAATTTACATCTGCACATTGAGTTCCATTTCCATAAAATATTCCCCCAGATGCTGAACATGCTGCGGGGGTCTTTGTCATGCACGAAGGATTTTGGCCCTCTATACAACAAGCACCTTCAATTATACTCAATGTTTGACAACTTACGTCACAACAACTAGCAGCAACAGGAGAGCCACCATAGTAGTTAACACACATAAGAGCAGTAACTTGATCTATACAAGTTCCTCCAGTACAGCAGGAGTATGCGGGTTGATTTATATCATAACATAAACGTTCTTCATTTGTTCCTGATTGGGGATAAGGTGAACATGAGATACCAGAATAATATTTTCCTAAGAAATATTCACATTCTTCTTTGCTAACACCTTCAACACATGTCCCATTTGAACAGCAAACCGCAACTTCTCTGCATAAAGGATCACAAGCCGTTAAAAGGGAAAAATTAGAATTTGTTTTTTCATCACACCAAACTTTGGTGACGTATTCGACACATTCCCTGTCTCCACTTGTACCAACATAACAACATGAACCTATTCCCTCTTCTCCGGAACATCCACTGACCCCATAACCCCTGTCAGATATTGTTGCAAACCAGTTCTGTCCTTTATCATAGGACATTAGATTCATTATATTTGTGCCACATCCAAATACTGAAGAATAAGGAGAATCTTCAAAAAATACATTTGGTGGGAATTGAGTGAATCCATTCCCTTCTATAAAAAATGTAAACGACAGAATTTCATTCTCGCCATATAGAGAATTGTCTAAAGTAAATCCAGATAACCCAAGCGGAGTATGAATTACATAAACAGAACCCAATGTTAGTCCGAGAATTAAATTATTTTGATCAGAAGCAATCTCGATTACATTTCCTGCCATCTCCGAATAAACAGGTAATGAACCTGAAGTTATTCCGGTTGAATTGGAAAAATAAAAATCATTGTAAGTTCTTCCCAATTGTATTCTTGAGCTGTCTATTATAGACGATGTTTTAGAATATAAAACTCTATTTTGTGTTATCCCATTAGCTAATGTAACACCATAAAATACATCAGATGGTGTTATGAGAATGGTTCCAAATGTAACCTCAGCAGACAATCCTCCGATAAAGGTCAATCCCCTTACAGACAAGGTAAATCCGGACAACGATGAATACAAAGATAGTCCGGAACCCTGATTTTCTCCGTACATGGTTCCGGTATATCCTGTTGGCCCTCTTGTTCCGGTGATGACAAAGTTAAAGCTACCATCGCTCTTTATAAGAGCCGTATTATTCGCATCTACTTGAATTCTGTTTATATAAATCCCAGTAATTCCAGAATTTCCAGTAAATCCGGTTCCAGTTCCAGAAGGACCAATAGCACCAGTAGGACCTGTTGGTCCTGTGGGTCCAGTTGTTCCTTTGATAATTGGAGAGATTGCACTACTGCCCATTTTAGTTCCTTAGAATTATTTAGACTGGATCACAACAGTTAATATTTTTGCAGGAAGAACCTTGCCCATAGAACAAACCATTTAGACTCCTACATTCTATTACGGACACATTGTCCTCACATACGCCATTTTTACAACATGCTCCTAAAATTTGATTACAACAATCAACCGAAACATCAGAGCAGTTATTTGTATATAAAATGCCACCATCTTTTTCGCATATAGTAGAAAGGTCTGCACATGTGCCCTCTGAGGGAATACCGTTTTTGCAACAACAACAAATTGTTGTTCCGCTTCCGGGGCCTTGTGCAGCTGCAGTTTGAACACATTGATCTCCGCATCTGTAATCAAGTCCACATTCTTTTGTTGGACAGAAAATACCGCCCATCTGAATGCATTTTTGTTGACTGGTGTTTATGCAGGTCCCATTAATACAACATGCTCTTCTGCGGTAACAGTCAAATCCGTTTTGTCTTTGATAACAAGTGGATTTGCTCCATCTTCCATTCATTTCTTCGCAGTATTCTTTTAGAACATAGTCTTTACATTTTCTGCCGGATATTTGATTTTCACTACTTTGACATTCTTCGCAATAGCAACAAGAACCAAGTTCGTTGCTAAATGATATTTGATTTGTATATGGACCGAGCTGAAGAAATTCTATAGTTCCAGAAGTTGGACCAGAAACACCCTTAAGATCATAGTAGTTTGTTCTATACTTTAAGTAAGGATTCCATGCTCCAGACTTTAGATCTATTTCTGTCCCGGTAATACCGTAAAAGGCAGAGTCAATTGTCAAAGTTAAACCATAATGAAATGCATTTTGAGAAGATCCGGTAGAATAATTAAAATTATCCACACCGAAAAGGTTTCTGTTTGTCCTGTTCACGACTTCAAAATTTGCATATGTCAATCCAGAATAAACAGTTTCTTTATATTTTGCATTGGAAGAAGAATCCAAAAAGTAAATACCATTGGCAAAATCTACAAAAATAATTTCATTTGAATCAAAAGATCCTGTATCTCCATAATTATTTTGAATTACAATAGATTGTCCGGATATTGATGCTGATATTCCAGCGGAAAATGTTATTGATCTAAAAAATAGTGTGTATCCCGAAGATCCTAAGAAAGAAACACCGATTCCGATAGGAGATATTAGAGGAGCAGGAATGAGTGAATCTTGTCCAGTATTTCCTTTGAATCCAAAAAGATTAACAGCAGTTACACCTTGAATATAAAAAGTAATACCACCATAAGGTGCATCATATGTGAATCCCGTGATTCCTAAACCATTAGATCCGTCTGGACCGGTAATATATGCTCCAGTTGCACCGGTAATACCGGTCGCGCCAGTTGGACCTACACCGCCAACCACATCTCTTATTATTGATATTATTCTGCTTGATCCATAGTTTGGCATGTTATGCTTCCTCTGGCGTGTTTAGGGACGTACATGTTATGCCATTACCAAGATATGTGAAACTGGCGGGATTGTATGTAATTCCTTTGGAATCATATACTCTGCCTGCAATACAATCTATGCAAGTTATGCCGTTCAAGCATAAAGTGCTGTATTGAGAAGAGGTTGTAGTAAACATCAAAGAACATGCGCCTGTTTTTCCGCAAGGACTCCCCCCACAAGTTAGTCCTTCATGCCAGAATACTCTTGTGCCTCTTCTTACGCAGTCTCCATAAGTTTCATTCGAGCATGTTCCCCCGACAGTCCCGTTATCAACACAACATGCTCCAAGTGTTAATCCGATCATACCATGGATTTGAATGGCACAATTTCTGAATACATTCGGATCTGTCATATATGCAACAGATCCATACCATGTATTTCCTCCCAAATTTGTTAAATGGTATACATTCGTGCCAGTTTCTCCACAGAAACAGGGTTCTTTATTAAAGGGCCATAATATGGAACCTGTGTATCCATGAACATCAAATCTTTTTTTATCCACCCTGCTGGCAGAAAAATTATTTGAATTCATTAAAACGAGAGTGATTGAGGATGCCTTTGTTGTGTAGGATTTTCCCAAGCGAATCAATGTTATTTTGCCTTGCATATCAGCAAGGAAAACTTTATTTCTTATCGCCAAATCCGTGGAATTGGAAGAAACACAATCGGGATCTATGTAAACAAATTGACATCCGGTTATCGAAGGATTATTGCTGGTATCCAAATACCCCAGAGTTCCCCCGGTAATATAATTGCAGGGAAGACCAGAAGAATTGGTTGAACCGGAAAAGCCAAGTCCTCTTGCTTTCTCAAAGACATTTGAAGAAAGGAATGAAGACGAATCACCTTGAATTGTTTTTGGTATCGATATTAGGGTCGATCCACTGTATCCAACAAACGTATTAATCGTGGAAATTCCGGTAATGCCTATCGTGAGTCCGCTGCTTCTGTTCACATAGTCAAAGTAAAGATATTCATTATTTGTTCCAGACAAACCTACGCTGACAGAAACTCTGCCGGAAGATGAGGCTGTTCCTGTAATAGTTCTAAATTGAAAAGCTAAATTTTCTTGGGTTGGACCAGAAAATATTGAAATATTTTCTGAACTTATTCCCAAGAAAAATCGCGTGTTTCCCGTGTGTCCTCTGACAATTTCCTGAGTTTCATATGTGCTACCATCACTAAAATATGTTCTTAGTTTATCACCACATATTCCCATATTTACTACTGAATTTCCAGTATTCCCTGTAGGTCCATACGTCGTTGGTCCTGTGTCACCACGATTACCTGTTGGCCCTGTTGGGCCAGTTGCAGGATAAGAAACTATGTAACCAGATATTGGAAAATAGCTAGATCCCATCAGATTCCTAATCTTCTCTCAATATTCTGTAATCTTGTTTCCAAATCTCCAAGTTTGGTTCCTACAGTTATTCCACCAGTGGTGATATTGTCACAAGTCAATTTACTCAGCTGAACTATATCAGGTATAAACACAGAAGTAACATCAGTTTTTGCTCTCATATATGGAGTTAGAGTTACAGCTTTTGTTCCTTCTGATGATGTGTAATTTATAACTTGTTTCGGCACAGATGGAACTGTGAATGCACTTACGGTAGAAGCAGTTGCAGAGAATTTAAACGATCCAATTGAAACTTTTCTTGTAAGATCAGTTTTGCTTTGATTACTGTCTTTTCTTATAGTAATTTTATTGTTTGAATTGTCGGCAGATACCACTTTACCTGCAATGTCTGTCGCATTGTAAGAATTTTTTTGAGTTGCAGTAGAATTTATTAAAGTATTTAAATTGACCGATGGTGATTGTAAAGTCAATGTTTCCTCATAAGGACCATAATTTGTTTTAAGTGCATCGTACAGATCAGGATAACTTTGGGTGGAAACAATCTGTGGTTCACTTGCATCAATGAATCCAGTTATGTTTACTGATGGAGGCGCATAATATATGGACGAGGCGGGCATGATGCTTGTCGAGTCTGTGGTGGCAGAATCTGCTACCTCATAACCAATATAATTCAAAACTATACCGTTGTAGCTTCCTACAGCCACTCTTTGCATCACTGGTTTTACTATACGTCCGGATGTTGTAGGTTCTAATAGCTGAAGTTTACCCGGGCAATTATCACTTAAGAAGAATATGTCAGCTCCGCCTTCATCTCCACCTGTCGCTGGATCCCCGGTAGCACACCCGGCATCATAACGATTTATGACAGAATTTATATTTGGATAATTTATCAAGCCGCTCGCTACTACTGTGTATACTCCACCTACTATACTCTCCACAATTCCTATGACTTCGGCTTTTGCAGCAGCATCTGCTGATGAAAGTTCATAGCTGTCCAATGCCACATCATAACGTATCACTGAACCTAGAGTCACTCCGCTCGTAATTCCTGCATCGGCAGTGGATATTTTAAATGCCACTCTTTTACCATCACCCTCTTCACGGATGACTTGAGTTACGAGACTTGATTGTATGTTTGAGCTATTAGTGCAAGAAGACATGATTGATCCTGTTAATTTATTGTTATATCGGCATCAGCCACATAATGGAAAGCGACTTCATCAAACGGACAATAATTTTGTGAAGGTGAAAAGTAAAAATCTGTGTATGATGTGTTTATCGCACTTGTATAAGTGGTCAATGATGGTATTGATGATCTGGCACAACCACCATATGTCGGAAGTGACAAAACAACTGGATTGGAAATATCAAAATAAGCTCCACCATATGCAATTGAAACTTCATTTGCCTTTCCACCCACAGAATACAGTGTCACATTAGGAATTTTCTTCATAGGATATTTTAACGTGTAAAATATTCTATTGAATGGTGGTAAGATTGATTGGTTGATTCCGTTATTTACACTTGCTACGGAAGACCCACTCATTTCGTCTGGTCTGTAACTTCTTTGATAATACGGTGCTACTCTTTGATATTCATCAAACATGTCTACTATTTTGGGTGCAATTGCGGTTGCACCCTCATTCAGAATAAATTGGGCAAAGTCAAACGTCTTACCCTCATCCACCAATTCAACACCGACGAGGGAATAGCTATTTGTTATTCCCGATCCGGCTGTTGGGCCTATGAAAGTGACGCTATATCGATTCCAATTCGAATTTGATGTTGTCACTGTGGAGTGGGTGACTCCGTTTAAGTATGTGTTTCCACTAGGAGAAAGAGCTATATTTTGAATGCTATGCAATTTGAAAGTTCCGGTTCCTCCCGGAGTTCTAGCATATAAAGAGAGTGTCAATTGTTTATTTGCTATGGTTCGTACATCATCGACCACAGAGTAATAATAAGACTTAGATCCAGAAACACTGGTCTTTCTCATAGTAACATAATACTTTGGATATCCTTGAACATCCGTTTGGATGTCTGAGAAATTTTGTCTTTGAGCAGTAAATCCTATTGTATTTGAACCTGCCCACATAACAAATTTATCTGCAAGGTAATTTTTCTTTATTTCCCCAGATGAAGTGGTTATGCCGTAAGGAGCGGTCACACCTCTTGCTCTTTGCCACAGATGATGTTGACCATTCATCAATATATTTGATGTGGTATTGACTCCACTCCCTACAGATGAATATATTGTTTGTGATAGAGACTGTATATTCAATAACAAATCAGTATTTGAAATATTTCCCAATATTAGTTCGGGCGAAGAACTTGTAGTTGACGGAGTTCCATCTCCAGAAAGATATACTATTCCAGCAGATGACAGGGATGACCAGTTGTTCAAAGATATTACATCTGTAACCACTGAAGTTGTCGGATATACTTTCAAAACAACATTTGTCCCGTTAACATTACTATATGAACCAACATAAGATCCAACTAGACCTAGTATTTTTTCTGTTGGGGTGGAATTTAATGCTTTGTAATAAAAATTAGAGCCAAGACCCTCATAGAATGTAATTCCTTCTGGGCTACTTTTATCACCAGCAGCCATAAGATATCCGGGTCTAAGACTAAAATTGGCTTCCGATTCTCCCTGAGATTTCACAGTGACATATAAAGTTGAATTAAAGGTAACTTCTCCACTGGATCCAGAAATACCATTGATGTATTGTCCTCTGTAAGGAAGCAATGCTGCTTCAGAGCCACTTAGTCCTATAAGCACAGGTTTTGAAACCTGCCCAATGGTAGTAGGCTCTGTTCTGGTCAGCCCACCGGCAACGGTTGGATCTAGGAAGTATACACATCCTGCACTAAATCCACCCGAAATCAAATTCGTTGCTAAGGTAGATCCACTTATTTTACCGGCTATTGCAATCACTGTTTTTGTGGTATCTACAGATACGGCAATGCCCAACACTTCTGCATTGTCTGGGCTGTCTGCTTTCGCAAGTGTAATCCCACCAGTGTTCAACACTTTGACAACTTTACCGGCTGTTACACCTATACCGATGTAATTTCCAGAAACGCCGAATGCAACACCAGAAAGTTGGGCACTAGCCAAAGAAACATTTCCATTGAACACAACATCACCAGCAAATGACATATTTTTGGTGACATTACCTGAAAGTTCAAATGTATATCCACCAGATGTGCTGTTATAACCAAGAGTTATCCCATCACCTGCATATGGTCTTGAAATGTAAATACTATTTAATTTGCCAAGAGCAGTTGAATTATACGAATTAAACCATTCAAGAAAGGTGGCAGTTGTTCCTAATGGTGTTATCGATTGAAATGCAGACATCAATTAATCTCCGGGACTGGTACGTTATTCATGTAAAGAATTTTATCATCTGTATCTAGTTTCTTTGCCATGGGGCTAAAATTCTCTAAATTTTTGTCCGTTGTCCAGAATGGGTTTGAAAGTTTTATTTTTATTCTATCTGCACCGGCAGCAGCGCCTGCAATAATGGTGGTTCCGCTTGAATTATCGTACAACGAAGGATCCTGTGCCGGTTTAACTATTTCATATGAAGCAGTGAAACCCAAGAAAGCCGGGAATGGTTCAGAAGGACCCGTGACAAAATATTCTTGTGTAAGATAAACCCAATGCTTCAAATTACTTGATTTAACATTTACGAGATACCAGCCTTTTCTGATGAAAAGATCACCAGATGCACCAGTGTATCCTACCATATTTTTGGTGGTAAAATCACGATCAAATTCTGGATACAGCGGAGTTGTTCCTTTCCAGCCGGGTCCATATATTGGATCTGATCCAGTATGACCAGACAAATAAACTGGCCATGAAGAAACCATTGTAGAGAATAAAGTATTTTCCATCATTTGTATTTCTTGAAATTCATTTAGTTCCGATGCTTGAAGAGGAAGACCGGGCTTAAATGCCAATAAGAAATAATTTTTAGCTGGTTGTTGCTGTAACTGGGAAAGTGTTACTCTACTCCAGTAGGGATTTCCGGATAGCGGAAAAGAGTTTCCGGTGACTCCTAATTGAAATGGATAATCTGACATTTATACCTCACTTCTTGAATATCAAGAAAGTTGCTACCTTTTCTGGTGTGTATGTTTTTGCTTCTGGTGATGGAAAACGAATATTTGTGCTTTGACTTATTAGGGGTGCTCCGGATCCAAATTTAATTGCAGTTTTGTCTATTGTTTGAACATAATATGGATTCGTAGAAGACACATTTATTTCGCTGTTTACCCCGATTTGACGACTGTCTTTTGTTATCATTTCTATGAGAGATTGGTCCCCTGAAGAACCAACACCAAGTTTAAAATATGCGGTCTTGGCTGAGACAGACACATTTCCGGTATTTAAAGAAATATTTTGATCTTTCGATATTGTTAAATCGGGATCTGTAGTTAATGATGGTGAAATTGGTGCTGCCATATTTTTAATCCACTGGAACGTTTACTGCGGTTAGTCCTAACGTTGCAACTGTTGTTGCACGCAACATTTGGAATTCGTTTGAGTTTAATCCATCACTCGCTTTAGTATTATCTGCTTCTAATCTTACATCTTTCATTATTCCGTAACGAGTGAATGTTCTTAAGTTGGTGTTTGTGTCTTCCACCATTTTGTTTGTGATAGACACACGAATGCATGTCTCAAGACTGTTCAACATTGATACAGGATTTTCCGGGAAATCTTCTGGCGCAACATTTATTTCAATATAGTCCTCAAGAATACTGCCAGTTACACCTTCGATTTTTGGATTTGTATCGCCGTTTTTGTAATTTTTGCCTCTTTCCAATAAACGAATACCTGTAACCCTGTTCTTGTTTTCCCCAATGTATTCTGTAATTAACTCGGCTTGAGCGTCTGTTCCGGTGATACTTTCAAAATTAACCTTGGGATTCGCTATCGGAATGGTTTTTTCGTCATCTGTGAGATTTTCAAGATCAATGAATACTGAGAGAATCTCTGATGGGTTTTCCCAACCTTGATAATTCGCATAAATGTGTCTATAGAACCCAGAAGGATTTAACTCACCTAGTCTTTTTTCTATTTGAGTTATCTTA